GTGGCGTCGGTACTGGGCCCTTCGGCGAGAATGATCCGGTCGACGCCTTCGGCGAACAAGTGGCCGAGAGTCCGGCCGATTATGCCCTCCTCGTTCCTGACCATGCTCACGGCGGTTATCACCAGATGTTCAATCTCTCGGGGTGGACAACGTCGATGACGCCCTCGCGGAACCCTGCGTCGGCCAAATCATCGGGGGTGGCGAACAGGAGCATGTTCTGCCGGTAGAAGTTCTCGATCCTGCGGTCGTCCCAGTGCCGCCACCGCAGGTCCGATGTGCCGGTATAGCCGTGTTCGGAGAACAGTTCCGCCCACCATGATCCCCACCGCTCATTGATGTGGTTCACGCCGCCCTGGCTTGGGATGGCGGGGCTGAACAGCACCCACCGGGCTTTGCACAAGCCGGCCACCAGCGTCGGGGCGGTTTCCTCGGGCAAGTGTTCGGCGACTTCGAGGCACATGGCGAGGTCGAACCCGCCGCAGTCGACACCTTCGGCGAGCTCACGCCGCTCGAATTCGGACGGGTCGATGAGGAGTCGGTCATCGGGCACGTGCCCGTCCACGCCCTTGACCCGACAACCGTGGGCCTTGGCCACGCTCAGCCATGCGCCTCCTGCGCAGCCCACGTCGATGACCGAGCTGGCGCGTGTCTCGAGGATCACTTCGGGCAGGACAATGATCGCGGACCGCAATCCGACCTCAGTATTGGCGGCGAAGAACTCGTCGGTGTAGGTCATCGGATACTGGTTCCGCGTCTAGCGTCAGCACGGGCGTACTTCTTCACTTCCTCGTACAGGAGGCGGCCGTCGACGATCGCCCCGGCCGGGTTGCCGACCACGGTCGCCCCCGACGGCACATCGTGGAGGACTACGGCGCCAGCTCCGACGGTCGCGCCCTTCCCGATGGTGATGCCGCCATGGATCACCGTGGCGCTGGCGCCGATGAACACGTCGTCTTCCACGGTCACCTCCCCCGACAGGACAGCACCAGCGCATACAGTGACGAAGTTCCCGACCCGGCAGCCGTGCTGGACTACGGCGTTGAACATGATGTGGACTTGGCGGCCGAGCGTGACGTTGTGGCCGATCCGGGCGCCGGGGAAGATGACGTTCCCGTCGTGATCCATCAGCAGCCAGGACCGGCCCGGCTGGTGTGCGATCTGTCGACGTACCCCAGGGAAGGCCGCACCAATAAGCCAGCGGCGCTCGCGTGCCTCACTACATGGCTGGTATCCCGGCAGCTTGTCGTCGTACAGCACGGCGGCGGGAGTGAATGCGGCAATCTGATGCCCGTGGGGGCCTGCACCGAGGATGGCAACCCCTCGCCGCACTACAGCCGCCACCCGGTGGCCCGTACAGTCCCGATGTGCTCCACCGCGGGGGATTGGCACCTGCTCCCCCAGAACCCGAAGGTGCGCCCCTCGGCGACCATTCGGGTGGTGAACTCCGCCTCGTTGCCCGCTGGCCAACCGTCCCGCGTGATGCTCGCCGGATAAACGCAGGGGTTGAGCGAGAAGATGCCGGTGTGCTCCACCCAGCCCGGCTGCTCAACCAGCCGGCCGAGATGGTCACCCACCACGCCGCCCGCCTCGTGCTCCTCCGGCGAAAGTGGTTGGCGTTGCAGGACCAGTTGGGCGAGGCGCGGGTTGGCTTGCAGGGTGCGGCACATATGGGTGAGGGGGATAGGGGCGAGAAACAGCCAATCTTCTTCGACGTGGAACACGTAGTCGATGTCGGGGCCGATCTGGCTCCACGCCTCGTTCACCGCGCCCGACATGCCCAGCGCGTGGTCCCGGTCATCAACCTTGATTCGCTGCTCGAACTCGAACATTGGCAGCCACGTGTCCAGCGACTCCTGCATCCGGGGCAGGTACAGGTCGCCCCGGTCGCTGATGACTACGAGGGCGACCCTCACCACCGTCACCTCCGTCCCGAACTCCGGGTGGAGAGCAAGCCACAGACTGCGGGGCTCCAACCCCCACTTCGCGGCGAACCTGACCTCGTCCTCGCGGATGATGGCCAACATCTCCGGCGACTTCGACGAGGTCATCGGGTCCAAATGCCGCACGAAACAGCCGCCGACACATGCGGCGTACTTGTCCGCCGCCTTCACCTGCTTCTCAATGTCCGAGTCCGAGTACCACCACCGGAACTGCGGATCGAACCGCAACCCGCACTCGCCGCGGACCATGAACGCGTGACCGCTGATCGTTTGCCCGGCGAGGGTCGGATTATCGAGCGGAACCGCCACCCGATCCGGGATCTCCAATCCGTGCACGTTCGGGAAGCTGATCCAAATGTCCTCACGTTGCCGTAACCCGGCGGCGAGCCGATCAAGAAAGTCGGGCTCCACTTCGATGTCATTGTTGAGTACGGCCAGGTTGAACGGCCGGCCGCCGGCTTCCTTCTCCGCCCAATCCCACCCGGCGTTCCACTTGTCCGTGATCGTCGACTCCGAATCGTCCAACAGGATCGGATAGTCGCCCAGCTGGTGGACAAGCGCCGCCGTCATCTCCTCCCGTTCCCCCGCCTTCACCGGGATCACCACGAACGTTTGAGCTATCTCGTCGGGCACGTCCACGATTCCCGCAGCGACCTGCGCGTCGAACATTGCCTCATCCACGATGAACGGCTTCTCGTGGCCACACTTGATCGACGTGTCCACATGCACGGGGATCTTCATCCCATGACAGCGGAGACAGAAGGTGATGTCCTCGCCGATGGGCACGTCACCGTGGCTGGTTTCTTGGAACCATTCGTACGGCTTCGGACGGGACCGCAACGCCACAAGCACGTCACGGTGAATGAGGAGACACCCGGTGCCGGTCAGCGCGGCGAGGAGTTCGTTCTTCGGGTAGTCGAACACGCGGCCCACCCTGTGGTCAGGGCGGACCACGTAGATGGTTGGGCAGGCCCGGAACCCGTCCTGCAGTGAGAAACATAGGGCGCCGAGAACGGGCCGCAATGTGGGGTGGGCGGCTTGGACGAGCCGATCAACAATGTCGGGCTCGAACGTCATGTCGGTGTCGATGAACAGGAGCCAGTCGGCGTCGTGGGTGTCGAGGAACATGCGGCAGATTTCGTTGCGGGCGTTGGTGATGTTCGCCCCCGACGACGCGGGCAGGTGGCCGCCACCGTTGACGATGCGCCCGTAGTGGGTCATGTCGTACACGAGGAGTGCGGTCCAGCACTTCCAGAACCGGGCGGACACGTCGTGACCGTGCGGTTGAGCGACGACAACCCGCTGCTCCTTGCGAGGCTTCACCGACGCCACCAGCGACGACGAGGCACAGCGCACGCGTGGGCCGCGGGAGGTGTTCCCGCCTTCTCTGCAAGTACCGGGTCAGGTCGCGTAGCCACGGGCTCGCCACAGCGCGGGCAGCGCGGCACGTCCCGTTTCTCGCCGGGCGCGGCGGTGGCCTGCTCGATGTGATCGTCCATGGTGATCTCCTTGCACGAGGAGGGAACGCGGTGGGGCCGCGCCGTGCAGCACAACCCCACCGCCACGCCAACCGGGAGTTGGCGAACTACTCCGCCTTGCCCTTCTTGCCGGACATGGCCGTCTCGACCGTCGCCGCCGCGGTGTCATGCGCAGCCTCGGCCTCGGCGACACGTTGGGCGTTCGCGGCGCGCTCCTTGCGGGCCGCGTCCACCTTCTCCTGCGCGGCCACAGCCACGGCCACCGCCTCATCCGCGGCTGTGGCCAGCTCGTTGTCCTTGGAGCACGGCGGGCACACATCGCCCACCATGTCCGCACGCGTGTAGGCGGTTGTGCCGCACTGGCGGCACGTGTCCTCGGGTTTCGCCATGCTCACTCTCCTTGTGGAATCAGACGGGACCGAGGAGGGAGTCCCGTGAACGCGGGGGACTCCCTCCTTCGAGTAGCTACAGGACGAGTAGTCGACCCGCGTTCGGGTCGGTCGAATCGCCACCGGTCCGCCAATAGGCCACCCACGCGGATTGCCCGGTAGGCCGGAACGACGCGCCCTTGACCAGCGGCTCGTACAGCATCGTCATGCCGATCCGGTCGCAGATCGTGTACGCCCGGCGGAAGTCAGCGAGAAGCAGGACGTTGTCCGTCGAGCCCGACACGATCGTGTTGTCCATCGCTGACGCTTCGTAGGCGGGCCGGCCCAGAAGCAGCGGCGGGATGGCGACACCCAAGTCAGCCCAGAAAGCGTGGCTAGGACCGGTACCCGTCGCGAACTGGCGGGTCTTGTTGTACGTGGTCTGTTCAGACAGCCACGAGCTGTTCTGCCGGTACCGGGGCGGAAGGGCATTCTGGACGGCGTACACGTCGCCGACCACGTAGTCAGCGGCGCCCGCGGCGCCCGACGAGCCGGCCACCCGTGACGCGGTGACAGCGGCGATGGCGGTCACGACACCGGTCGGCTGGCCTGACCCGGACCCGGTCACGAACGCGGCGGCCTCCAACCGGTCCTTTGCGTCCGCGATCAGCATCCCAAGCTCGCCCGAGATGCCGCTGTCGGCGATGACCTCCCAGGAGCCCTGGATGTAGGCGTCAGCCTTGAAGCAGGTGATCGTGGGCTGTGAGAAGGTGGGGGTGGCGTCGGCCACTTCGGTGGCTTCTGCGATCCACTCGGCCGTGACACCGGCGGACGCGACGCCGTGCCACACGTTCACGTCGATCGTCTTCACCGTGGCGATCTCACGCATCGGGTTGGTGGCCCCGTTGTTGGTGAGGATGATGGACGGGTCGAGCAGGAACGGCACGAGATAGCCACCGTTCGCACCAGTCAACGTCAGCGCGGCCCGCAACTCCTCGGTGGCCCGGAACGCGGTCCGCTGCTCAGCGTCGAAGTCGGGCATCGTCGGGTGTCGCAAGCACTCCTCGAACGCGCTGCGGTAGGCGTCGGAGCCGGTCAACAGGATGAACCGGGCGACCCCGTCGCGCCCTTCGGCCCGTTGCACGAGGCGGGTGGCGTTCTCCTTGTGGCGGTCCTCCATGACCGTGCTCTCCCGCTCGATGGCGACCAGCGCACGGGCGCGGAGTTCGCCCGCGGCCTTGACCGGGTCGGCGCCCAACATTTGCAGCGACCGGATCTCGGTCAGGTCGTACGGGTCGGCATCGTTGCGGATGTTGATGTTGAACTGCTTGTGATCATCGTCGGGCTGGCTGCCGGGAACACGGTTGCCGGGCACCTCGGCCCGCTGTCGGACCTCGGCGACCTTGGTGTCACGGACCGTCTGGGCCCGCTTCTCGTCGGCCTCCAACGGCTCAGCCTCGGCGGTGAGGGTGTCCCACTCATCCAAGTGGGCGCGGTACTCGGTCGTCTCGGTGTCGGTCAGGTCTTCGCTGCGGGTGTCGAGTTCAAGCAGCTTGGCCTTGATCTCGGCCAGGCGTGCCCGGATCTCCATCAGTCGCTTCATGGGTGATACCTCTCAGGATCAGAGCGGCATGTAGCTGCTCATTGGCTGTGATCCCGGGAGTGGTGGCCCCGTGGGGCTCCGAGTCCGTTCGGGTGGTGTCGCTGTCGGCGGGTTCCGTCTCCGCAGTGGCTTGGCCGGGTGCGGGGGTGGAAGTGCCAGAGATGATGTTGCGGATCTGCTCGCGGCGTGGCTCGTCAAGAGCCCGCCACGTGTCGAAGTCGGTGCGGCTACGAACGCCGGCCGACGTGGCCTCGAACGCGGGGAAGGTGACGGGGCCCAGCTCGTACAGTTTCGCCTCAAGAATGGTGCGCACCGGCAACTTCTTCGAGTTCGGCTCAGGTTCCGTCCACCGCTCGTCAAGCACTGTGAACCGCACACTCATCCCGTCGAGCGCCTTGTCGTTGAGCAGTTCGATCAGGTCGTCGTTGTAGGTGGTGCGCGACATGGGCACCTCCACATACAGGCCGGTCTTGTCTTCTTTGAGCACGTCGGCTCGGCCGAGCGGCTTATCCCCGATCGACGGGTCGAAGCCGTGGTTGAACAGGATCTTCACCTTGTCTCCGTTGTTGCGGAGAGTCCGCTTCCATGCGCCGGGCGCGACAATTTCAGTGAACTTGCCTTCCCAACTGTTGATGATGGTGGGCGAGTTGAACACGGACGCGTAGCCGAACAGGGTTCGCCCGTCGCCGTTGTCGGCCCGCAATTCGATATGCGATGCCATGCGGATCAGGTCGTCGCGGGGTGCGTCCATGGTGGCCTCCTATGCGGCCGAGCCCGACCCCAAGGCCGGCTGATTCGGCGGGCCGGGGAAATACACCTCGCCCGTGTGTTTCAGACTGGTCAGCCCCTCACCCGAGTCGACATACGCGAGTGCCTGCGTGGCGTCGTACCCGGCGCGGATCAGCTCCACCAACGTCTGCGCCTTCACGAAATTGATGTCCGCCGCCGCCTTGGCGTTCTGCTGCAGGGCAGGAATGTTGCGATGGTCGTACCAAAGCCGGCTGCCCGTCGGCACCTGCACCAACGGTGCCAGCGCGGAGGATGCGGACTGCCACTGCGGGTGCATGGAGATATCCACCCACCGGCGCATCGCCTGCTCATAGTTCGAGTAGGTCGCCGCCATCAGCCCCTCTTTGAGGCCAACCACAATCCCTGGCACACCAGCCGCCGCGGTAATCCGGTTCTCCCCCGCCGCCTGAACCGTCGTGAAGCTGATCTGCTCCATCGAGTTGCCGATGATCGTGGCGTCCGCCCCGCCCTCCAACACCAGCGTCTTGTACGCGTTCTCCAAACCCTCGTGCCGACGGTGGAGTTGTTCCTTCAACCGGTCCCGGTCGTCGGGGGCGAGCTTGCCGAGAATCTTGATGAGCATATTCGGCGTGGCCGCGTTGTCGAAGAACTTGCCCTTGTGCATCGTCATCGACGTGTCGGCGTTGATCTCCCGCACCACCGGCGTCAGCCAACTCATCCCCCGAAAGTTGGCCGTCGGGTCGGGGATCGGCGACCAGTGCGCCATTTCGTCCACGGGGATGAACGTCGTCTTGCCGCCCGAGTTCGGCCCGCCGGGCGTGTAGGCGTACCCGTACACCTCGCGGCCGTCGGTGACAATCTCCACCCAATCCGGCCGCAACCGTTGCAGACGGTCGAACTCAGCCCGGAACACGTACGAGTTGCCGGCAAGGCTCACGTCCTGCTCCATGCGGGCCAGCAGCTCGCCGGTCGTCCCGTTGGGCCACGGAGTCTCAAGCAGGTCCAACGACGGCGTGCCGAACAGGGTCCGGTCGGTCAACGATTGGAACTTGAACTCGACGGCGGAGAACAGGCTGATCCGGGCGAGGATGATGGCGAACACGACGCCGTTGCTCTTGTACCCGTCGTTCACGTAGTGGGCGAAATCGTTGAGGAGGCTTTCGGACTTCTTCGAGTCCCACGACTGGTACAGCTCGACCAGCGACCGGTCCTCAAGCACACTGGCCGGCGATGGGCGGTTGCGGGCCCGGGCGAGCAGGCTGGGCACTACTCAGACCTATCGAAGTCGACGGTGACGGCGGTGATGAGGCCACCGATCCCGCCGACGATCAGGGCGGCCGGCCAGTAGATGCACGCGACGCCAGCCACGATCAGGGCGCCGGACAGGCAGGCGAGCAGCACGGGAACCCACATAGCTGCCTCCTGTCACGCGAACCACAACTCCGCGACCTGCTCGGCCGGCATCGTCGCCGCCGCCTCGAACGCCAGGATCGCAGCGACGCCCGCGTCGATCTTCCGGCCATCCATCGGCTTGGTGAAGATGTACCGGGTCCGGCCGTCATCCTCGTCGTCCTTGATGCGGACCTTTTTCTTCGTCAGCGCCAGGGTGTGCCGCGTCAACACGTCGGCGTCGGAGTGCGACAGGGCCTTTTCTGTGATCGCTGTCGAGAACCGGTCACACGCTGGCGCCATCTTCCGGGCCTGGTTGGTGTCGAAGATGATGACGATGTCCTCATCGCCGGTAAGCGGGTTCCACAGGGCCGCCCACTGCTCAATCTCGCTATCCCATTTCGGCGGGTCGCAATACATGCGCCCGACCCGGAACCGCTCGAAGCAGTCCGCGATCGTCGCGTGCACGTCCAACCGTGGCACCCGCCACCCGGTCGAACCAAGGGGCCGGTCCCAAGACTTGATGAGGAACAGGTGCCCGGCCTCGGTGCAGCCGACCAGCGCCGTTGAGTCCTCCGAAATGGAACCGTCGAAGCCGAGAGCGATCCGCTCGCCGTCGACGACCAGCCGGTCAGGTGTAGCCAGGTTCGCCCATTCCTTCGGGTCGACGGCCCGGCCGCCGCCCTTGCGGTTCCAGTTGAAGAAGAACCGCTCAGCGTCCTCCCACGGCATGTCCGGGTCGCGAATATCGAGGACGACACGGTCCACGTCCACCCACCACGCCTTGCCGTAGGCGACCGTCAAGGCCCGGCGAAGGATCTCGTCGGGTGCGTCGGGGGTGACTTCCACGCCATCGACATGCGACGGCGCCTCCACGGCGTCGTACATGATCCCGGGGGCGCCCTTCTCGACCGCCTTGTGAGTCGCCTCGGCCACCGAGTTGATGCCAGGCTCGAAACCGTTGGTCGTCTCGTACGTGCGGCCGTCCATCTTCGTCGCATTGCGGCGAATCGTCTTGGCGAGCTTCACGCCGCCGTTCTCCACCGTCATGTAGCCCGACTCATCCAAGCAGCCGTAGGTGATGGGCTGGCCCTCCCGCGACCCCGCCCGGGACGTGACCGGTTCGATCTTCGCCGCCGGTCGGCCACGGAGCAGACACCGGGTCAGTCCGGCGTCGATGCCCAGCCGGTCGGCGGCAGCCCCGTCGTTGGCGGTCAGGAAGTAGTACAGGGGCGAGTAGGTGTTCTCGTCCTGATCCTCCGACAACGACGCGATCTGAATCCACGGCTGCGGGTCACCCTTCAACCCCCACGGCCGCGCCACCGGCTCCCCGTCAGCGTTCCAGCCGTCGAACCGGACCGGCAACGCTAGCTCCGAGATGCACTTCGCCGCCTCGATCGGCGACTTGCCGACACCCTTTGCCCGACGGGAGCAACCCCGGCGGTACACGAACCGCCCCGTCAGGGGGTCGATCGTGTACCACTCCACCACCGTGAGCGCCTGATCGTCGATCAGCACGAAAGGCGCCGACTCGTCTCGCGGTGACGGGAACAGGTCCGCCCACAACTCGATGAGCTCCCACCCGAGCGAAGGCAGTTCGCCCTCGAACTGCGGGCCACGCCACGGCATCAGTCGTTCACAGCACGCAAATGGCCGTACCGGGCCGGCCGATCACCGCTCGAAGGCTTCAGCGCCCCCTCGGCTGGTGGTTTCCAACGACGATCCTGTTGACCCTTCGGGGTGATCCCGTACGTGTCCATCTGCAACCGCAACTCACCCGACCGGACGAAGTCGCCCCGCTCAACCTGATCGTGCAACCGGATGATCTGCCGGAGGCCCGGCAGGTCCGCCACTGACCAGTTCGACGCGAACCACGCCTTGAACCACGTGTCCCACGCCTCCAACGACGCCGGCATCAGCCCTTCTGGCGGGACAGGGATCGGACCATGCTGCCAACCCACCCCTGGCGACGCCTGCCACTCATGGGCGGGCTTCGAGCGGGGATTACGGCGCTCAGCAGGATCTTTCGGGGGTGCGCCACGTCCGGCCATTTTCAACCTCCAGAAGCCGACACACTGCGGCGAGGGTGGGCAAGGGTGCGAGGGCGG